ACAATGGCGAGCTAGCACTTAAGTATTTAGATCAATTAGGAGTATTACAAAAAGCGGTGCAGACCGACAAACTAGCAGGCATTACTACAATCAATGCTGCATCCTTAGCATCACTTAATGCAAGGCTACTGGCAGAGCTAGCAGCCATTGATAAGACCGAGATGGCTGAGGATGATAAAAGAAAAGCTAGGGATGCTGCCTTTGCTAAATATAACGATGCTATAACCAAGCAAGGTGGCCTAGCCGCACTTAATGAATATAACGAACGCACACAAATACAACTCACTTCTATAGCTAAACTGGCAGCTATCGCTAATACAAGTACTGCCCTTGCAACACTTAATACAATAATGATAAGTAATGAGAAGGCTATAGGACTTACACAATCTGCTAATGATCTAGCACGCTATATGGCTTTACAGGATTACATAAAGTTACTAGGCGTGGCCTATAATGCAGCCATAGCCTTAGCACAGGCGAGCGCAGGTAAAGGCGTACCAGGCGGCGGCCCTGTAATACCTAATCCAGGCGGCAATCCAATCGTACCTCCAGGCGGTAGCCCATTTGTACCTAACCCTATTTTTCCAGGGGCAGGCTCTAGCAAGGATGAAAAAGATGCTAGGGATAGTGTCATAACTGCCATAATCGATGGCGTAGTACCACACGCTGCCATAGCAGCCGCCGCTAGTGAGGATGCAGCCAACGCCATAGCAGCCATAGCTAATAACACAGATCCTACAATGATTGACTGGGCCGCTATCTATGCAGCGGCAGAAACCTCATCTAGAGATGATCGAGGGCGCAGCGCGGATAATATAACTGTGAATATCAATGCAGGTGTCATAGCAAGCCAGGAGGAGTTTGTAGCCCTTGTTCAGGATGCGGTGCAGGTTAATAACAGGCGTGGCAACAATCTCGAAGTAGCAGGCATAATATGACGATTCCTGTAGTCAATGCCTTTATTAACTTTTCTACTGGGCCATCTTTTGGACAGGCTATAATTTTAGATCAGGGCCTATTAGATGTAAATATCCTGTCAGATAGCGTGGCAGTTATTGTTGATGTATCTAATCAAATAGATAGCATTACGACTAATCGAGGCCGTAACGCACAGGCCGATCAATTCCAAACAGGTACGCTTACGCTGCGCATAGTGGATCAGAATGGCGATTTTAACCCACAAAATCCTAATAGCCCCTACTTTGGCCTGCTATCGCCTATGCGTAAGGTACAGATAACAGCTACCTATGCCTCTACTACCCACCCCATCTTTATGGGTTACATAACTAGCTACAGCACTAATACGCCACAAAATGCGCTAGATGTTGTTTATACCACGATAACAGCCGTAGATGCCTTTAGACTTGCTCAAAATGCACAGATAGCGACAGTGGCAGGCTCAGGCGTACAGCTATCAGGTGCTCGCATAAACGCTTTACTTGATGCTATTTCCTGGCCTAACTCTATGCGTGATGTCGATTCAGGCCTCACGACCCTACAGGCTGACCCAGGAACAGCACGCACAGCCTTATCAGCCCTACAACTTGCCACGACTAGCGAGTATGGCGCTTTTTATGTTGATGCTGAGGGCCGTTTTACATTCCAGGATCGATCTGTCACTGCTACCTCTGTATCGGGTACGCCTACAGATTTTAACGATGATGGCACAGATATAGCCTATAGCAACGCTGTATGGGTACTTAATGACACCCTAATTTACAATGAGGCCAATGTGACTAGGGCAGGTGGGTCGGTGCAGACTGCCAGCGATGCTGCCTCTATAGCCAAGTATTTTCTACATAGCTACAATCAACAGGGCCTACTAATGCAGACAGATGCAGAGGCCTTGGAATATGCACAGGCCTATGTAGCTAGCAGGCAGGAAACTACTGTGCGCTGTGATGCACTTACCCTAGATTTATACACAGATAACTACAATCTAGGCATCATCGCAGCCTTAGACCTGGATTTTTTTGACCCTATAACGATTACTACTAATCAGCCAGGGGCATCAACCTTGACTAAAACCTTGCAGATATTTGGCGTGGCTATGAGTATCACGCCTAACAAGTGGCGTGTAACATTTACTACGCTGGAGCCTATTATAGATGCCTTTATTTTAGACGATGCAATATACGGCCTGCTCGACACAGGCGTACTAAGTTACTAGGGAGGATATATGGCTAAACAGACCTTTACTGTAGGGCAGGTTCTTACAGCGGCGCAGATGACAAGTCTGCAACAAACGGCGATGGGCGGTGGATCGACTACGGCTAAAACGGCTAGTTATGTCCTAGTCCTCGCGGATGCTGGCACAGTCGTACAGATGAACAGCGCAAGTGCTACGACCATCACAGTTAATACAGCGCTTTTTGCAGCTGGAGATACTGTACAAATACAGAATGTCGGAAGCGGCGTATGCACTGTGACAGCTGGTACGGCGACAGTTAGCACGGCAGGATCGTTAGCCCTGAGCCAATACGAAGGGGGCCAACTTTATTTTAATACAACAAGCGCAGCGCTATTCTTTGACATAGTACAAAGTACAGGTATGACAAACCCAATGACAACTACAGGCGATATTATTTATTCATCTAGCGGCTCAACACCTGCCCGTCTAGGTATTGGTACTACAGGCCAGGTACTCAATGTTGCAAGTGGATTACCTGCGTGGACAACGGCAGGAAGCGGGGCAGTAGTACAGGTAAAAAGTATGAACTCATCAACAGCCACATCGACATCTTCTAGCACCTTTCAAGATAGCACATTAACTCTCGCCATTACTCCGACATCTGCCAGCAATAAAATTCTCGTAATTGCCACAGTTAATTCAATTCTTAGAGGCGCAATAATTTCTGGTATTGGTTTGCAACTTGTTAGAACGGCTACTAGCATTTCTGTTTTTGAAAAAAACCTTTTATACTCAGACAGCGGCGGTAGTACATTTGTCGGCGCTTCGTCTCATAGTTTTTTAGATTCACCTGCAACAACCTCAGCAACTACATACAAAGTGCAATTTAGATCAGTTAATGGCACTAATAGTGTGACAATACAAAACGATGTTGCAAACTCAAGTCTAGTTTTAATGGAGGTAATACCATAATGGCAACAGGCGCAGAAGTTTTAGGTTACTTATTACCTAATGCTCAATGGTATTTAGTCGGTAATGATGATTATGCAGGCATCACTTTTATTAGTGGTGGCACAATTACTCAGGAACAATTTGAAGCAGGCTTTCCTCAATATGATGCGTGGAAAGCCGAGCAAGATGCACAAATGGCAGCAGATAAAGCATCCGCAACGGCTAAATTAGAAGCACTTGGCTTAACTGCCGATGACTTAAAGGCGTTAGGCCTGTAAATACACTACTAACTAAGGAGATAAATTATGGGGCCAGTACAGTTCAACATACACAACGAAACTAAGTATGATCTAAGAGTGCAGGCATCTAATGGCGCACAAGCTGGAGCAGTAGCAGGGGCCAGTACTAACCTCAGTTTTACACCCGATGACACAAATATCACCTGTGCTATGCGCTGGTATCAAGACGGAATATGTATCCTGCAATCGAGTGTGGCCTGGTCTAGCGGAGGCAGCGGCGCAGATGATGGCTGGAGTACTAGCAACATTATCTGTATGAACGGCAATATGAACGGCGTGGGCTTCTCAGGCTGTAATGAGGGCTGGGTAGAGCTACAGCCTTACAACCTTATGGCTAACGGCGGAGAAGTTAGCGTCACCTATACCAACGCATAAATGCTGACAAGTTACAACGGCTGGCCTGCATCAAAGGATCAGGCTGAGATCGGCGTAAGGTCATACCTTGTGCCAGGTACGCAACGCAAGCTGCGCTGTGCATCTGCCGTTGCACCTTTGCTTATCGGCTTTGCGGCAGAGTTTCATAGCCTGATAGAGCCGATAGATGATGACACTTATGACGATTGGGGATGGGCTTTTAGAGATGTAAGGGGAGTGCCAGGCAAGCTAAGTAATCACGCTAGCGGCAGCGCTATCGATCTTAATGCCACAAAGCATCCGCTAGGGGCAGTAGGTACATTTGATGCAGCTAAAGTGCCAATGCTTAAGGCTCTAGCCTATAAGTACGGCCTGACCTGGGGTGGCGATTACAAGAATCGTAAGGATGAGATGCATTTTGAGATTAGCATTGATGCTGTCAAGGTGACAGCGTTAATAATCAAGCTAGTGTTAGAAAAGAGGCAATAGATGAAAGAGCAACTAAAGGCCGCTGGCCTGTCCTACCTACGCGCAGCTCTATCGTGTGTAGGCGCGCTGTATTTATCAGGCATAACAGACCCTAAAACCCTGGCTAACGCTTTTATAGCAGGCCTGATTGGGCCGCTAATGAAGGCATTACAGCCTAACGAGAAGCAACTAGGCATAGGGGCTAAGTAAATGGATGCGCAGGCGTGGGTGGCCCTTGTAGTGGGCCTACTGGCCATCCTGTCTGCGCTCTATGGTGGCCTGCGCTACCTTGTACGCTCCATCCTG